CGTGAGCTTGCTTGAAAAATTAGGTCTATCAAAGGAATCAATGGAGAAGATGCTTGGTGTCGTCGCTCCATTAAAAAAGACTAAAATCAAACGCTATCGGAGATACGAAACTGTTCCCGCAGATATCCGCAAAGCTATTTTAGAAGAGCATTCAAGCTACACTTGCCGAGAGTTAGCTAAGAAATACGGGATCTCATCTTCAACCATATGGGACATAAGAGACAGTAAATCTAAAACCGAATGACAATAAGATCGGAATCATACATACCAAAGCGCGGACATATACCACAAGCAGTAGTGCTAGAAGTATTAGAAGACCTTCAGAACAACAAAACATACAGACAAATTAAAGAAGACTACGCAGTCAGCATAGGTTGGATACACAAAATCAGACACAATAAGACCAGAAAATGAACATACTCAACGAAATCAAAAGCGGGATATCCAGATTGCTTGGGGTCCACAAGACGCTGGAAACCAAAGAGGCTCCGAGAACTCTTAAGTCCAAACGCAGCCCTAAGCGTGGAAGGGGACGACCAAAGGGACTCAAGATACCGCAGCAGATTGTCGATGCGGTGCGACAAGCTGACAAGAGCATGACTAACAAACAGTTAGCTGCTAAGTATCGTGTTTCTTACTTTTGGGTTTGGAGTGTTCGTAGCAATAAGTTGCGCTTGAATTAACTTAATCAACGCGAGTGTGTCTTGATTTTGCTCTTCTTTTATGATTATTGCCAATTGTGAACATTACTCAGCACCACCGTCGAGTCATGGCGATTGGTTGCAGTCATGGGAGCCGAGCCAATCAAGATGCACTCGCTGCGGTGCTGTTGTTCCGCGAGAAATTCAAACCAGACGAGATAATCCATTTAGGGGACGCATTCGATCTTGCCTCATTGCGATCTGGCTCACTCCAAAACCCGAACGACTCGGATCAAGCGGACGACTATCTTGATGATGTTCAAGAGGGAGTAAAGTTTCTCAATGAGTTGCGTCCAACGGTGTTCACTTTAGGAAATCACGATGAGCGAGCTAAGAAGTATCTCAATCATCATAACGCTGTTGTAAGAGGATTTGCGGAGGCTGTATGGGAACGAATGGTTGAGCCTATTAACAAACACTGCCATACCTTTATTGAACACAATGATTGTCTTCAAAGATCATTCTATAAGTTGGGCGGTTTTCGTTGGGGACATGGAGTGCTCTATGGGGAAAACTTCATTCGTGATTCAGCCGAGACATTTGGTAACTGTGTTGTGGCTCATGCTCATCGAGCCGGTCAAGCGACTGGTCGCAACCAGTCAAATCCAATTGGCTTTTGTGTCGGAACTTTGGCGGATATTCCGTCAATGGATTACGCAGGAAAACGACGATCAACGTTAGCTTGGTCTCACGGGATCGTATTTGGAGAATACACAGACAACTCAGCGCAACTATACCTGCACCAATGGCCTCAGAACGAACAGAATTGGCATCTGCCGAGCTTTTAAAGCGGCTGAGGGCAGCAATCCAACATCAAGCAGAGAGCGTCCCAGATGGATGGTTGACCGCTAACGAATGGTCTGATCTTTGGAAGCTGTCCCCTAACGCTGCCGGACTCGTACTCAACAAGTCAGTGAAGCTTGGATTGATGGAAACCAAGAAGTTTCGCATTGATACTAAAACTCGCGGGAATTACCCAACACCACACTACAAGCCAATAGATGAAATACCTGTCAAAGACCAAGCCAACCGTTGTGGTTGAGTTTGTAGCCGAAGCGCAACTAAGGATCGGTGAGACCAAGAGGCTCTGCGTGATCTACCAGCGAGGGGAGATCTTCTACGTTCGACCGAAGGCTGAGTTCTTTGATAAGTTTGTGCTGGACGAACCGCAGATCCAGACTTAGAAGTAAGCAGTCAGCGCGAGCCGTAGGAAGCGAGCGAGGACACTCAAAAAAGAACCCATGTTCAACCAATTTCTCCCCATCCTTTTCGTGTACGTCGCGTTGGTTCTTCGCGAGTTCCTACCACGAACTGGATGGGGTTTCTATTTGTTACATGAACGAAGACAAAAAAACCCGTAAGGCTCCAGCCTTTCAGTTCTACGCTGACGATTTCTTAGCTGGAACGCTCGAAATGTCCCAAGAAGAAGTTGGTCAATATATCCGACTCCTCTGCCATCAATGGAACCGTGGTTCAATTCCGGTTGAAACCGAAAAGCAACAGCGGTTGACTGGCGGTTGCGTCTCGGTTGACGTATTGGTTAAGTTCCGGTTGTGCGAAGACGGTCTTCTTAGAAATGAAAGACTTGAGACAGTGAGAAGTGAAAAAGACCGATACTTACAGCAACAATCTCAAAAAGGCCGTAAATCCGCAGAATTAAGAAAGCTCGCTTTAACCGCAGTTCAACCGGATACCCAACCGGAATTCAACAACGGTTCAACCACGGTTGAAATTCGGTTGCAACCGAAAGTCAACTCTCCTTCTCCTACTCCTACTCCTAATAATAAAGAAGAGAGCATTGCTCCAAAGTCGCAACGCTCACACTTTACAACTCCTACGGTTGAAGAGGTCCAAGCTGAGTGTGTAAGGATCGAACTTTCACTTTTAGAAGCTCCAAAGTTTGTTGACTACTACGAGTCAAAAGGTTGGCTCGTTGGAAAAGCAAAGATGAAGTCTTGGAAACCCGCTCTTAGAAATTGGAAGAGAAACCAGAACGAAAGACAACAAACGTTGATCGTCGAACCTGTTACAAAGAAGCAGATTGACTGGAAGGATTCTCTGTGAACGACGCTTTCTTCGCTGAAGACGACGAGTTTGGTCTCATTGGAGCTTGTCTAACCGGAACCCTCGACACTTGCGCTGATGCATTCGCTGAAGTTAAAAGCGAATGGATAGAGACCAATACGCTTAGAGACACATATGAGACGATTAGATCTCTAAGCCAACAGAACCGCCAAATATCATTACCCGAGCTTGGTAAGGAATGGAAAAAGCTTAACGGCAACCAATCTATCCCGTTTGAAGACTGGAACAAAGCGATGGAAGTCTGCCCATCACCAGCCAATCTGCCCAACTACGTCAAAGGCATCACCGAAGCCGCTCATCGTCGCCAGCTACGATTGACCGGAGACCGCTTGATTCGCGAATCCGCTGTCCTGACCCTCCAGCCGGATCAAATCGTCTCTAATGCCGAGTCTGGACTCAGCATTGAGCTATCCCGCGAGACTCTCTCAACCTCAAAGCAAGTTGCCGGTACGTTTATCGACCAGATGCAGGAGCGATTTGCTCGCAAAGGTACGTTGAGCGGGATTACGACTGGATTCTACCGGCTGGACCAGATGACTGATGGTTTGCAGTTGCGAGAGATGGCAATCATTGCTGCTCGTCCCTCTATCGGTAAAACTGCAATTGCCATTGCAATAGCAGAAGCCGCAGCAATACAAGCAAGAGTGCCAACCTTATTCATATCGCTTGAGATGAGTAAGGAATCAATCTTCCGAAGATCAGTCGCTTCTATTGGTGGAGTGCCAATGCAAAACCTAAAAAGCGGTGATCTTTCCGAAGGTGATATGCGCTCGATGAGTGGAGCGTCTGCCAAGATTGCTTCTAGTCCGTTATGGTTCCTCGATGGATCTAGCTCTCAAAGCATTGCCTCCATCACCGCAAACATCCGTCGAGCGGTGCGGAAGCATGGAGTTAAGTTGGTGATCATCGATTACCTTCAGAAGATCAAAGCCGCAGACCGAGCAGAAAAACGCACCTACGAGGTCGCAGAGGTCAGCGGTAAGCTCAAAGACATTGCCGTCCAAACTGGAGTTGCGATGTTGTGTCTCGCTCAGTTGAACCGAGAGAACGAGAAGGATAAGGGAAGACAGCCCAGACTTACCGATCTCGCTGACTCCGGTCAGATTGAGCGTGATGCGGATTGCGTCATGCTCTTAGACCGAGACCGCCGAGAGCCTAAAGGAGAAGCAACCATTGTGATCGCCAAGCAGCGAGATGGTGAGTGCGGACTGGTAAAACTCTTCTACGATGGACAGTTCTGTCGGTTCTCTGAGTGCGGCATTGATACCTAAGTTTAAAAACCTAACGACAGGTTGACTCCCCTAAACAAGTCTGCCAACCTATCACCGGACCTAAGTCCAACATAAACACCATGATCACCGGAAAGATTGACGTTACTAAAGTAGACAAGACCCACCTATTCAAAGGTAAGGCTGGAACATATTTGGACATTGCTCTCATTACCAATAAGGCTGGCCGTGACCAGTACGGTAACGATGGGATGATAGTTCAGTCTGTCTCTAAGCAAGCTAGACAAGATGGACATAAAGGTCCAATCCTCGGTAACTATGTAGAGACAGCCAACCGTGAGCCTAAGCAAGCAACCAAGAAGGTATCTGCTACCGATCCTCTTGGACCTGAAGATGACATTCCCTTTTGATATACAACAAACCATTTAACACCATGACAACTACCGCAGAGTTCTTTGAAGATACTAAGTCAGCAACTCCACGCTGTGACGCTGAGATTGAGAAGCTTAGGAAGCATTACCCGATATTAACGCTAACCGTTGTATTCGCATTAGCTCGTAAGCTTGAGATGGAGCTAATCCAATCCAATAACTCCATCGTTGATCTGCTCAACCAGATCGAAGCGATACAAGAAAAGAACCAACAGTAATATGGGAGGCGTACAGAAATACCTTACTCGTCAGGTCCAAGAAGGTGAGATCTCCAAAGATGATCTGCTTGAATCACAGAGAAAACTATCTCTTTTGAATCAAGCACCTAAGCTTGTGCTGAGTGCTATTGCTAAAGGCTGGATGAAGTATCCCGATAAGCTTGAGACTATTACCGAGGAAGAAGAGACTGCTAAGTGGATTGATACCTACGACTGCGAGAGAGCCTATCACAACAGAGTTAAAGGCATGACATACCGTGAGATCGGCAAGCTAATGGGCTGCGGTATGAATAGAGTGAGTGCTATCCTTCATCACGGCGAGAACATTGTGTTGCAACGTAAGATGCAATCATTGGGTCATACTATTGTTAGTATCCCTAGTAAAGCTACAGTGCAAGAGCATATCACTAATGCTAAGAGCAAGACCAAACAGAAGCAATGATACACTACCGTATAACAGATTGTTTTACGATACTAACTATCATGCTTTGCCTACCTAATGCAATAATGTTAGGAGGCTCCCGACTATGTCTAATACGCAGGTGATCGCGCGGG